GATGAGCGAGTACGTAAGCGTGCGAGCTTAGCGTCAACTTCTTTGACTGATAACAATGTGGGGTCCTTACTTAGACTTCTTGTATAATCCTGGATACTTCTTGTTGGTTGCTTTCTTTGCATCCATCTCTGCCTTTTTAACACCGGCAGGTGAGGTACGACGTTGGATTTCTTTGATTGCATCTGGGCCTGTAAGTGTCTTAGACATAAGTTTTTTAGCACCAGGTGCCGCATTTACATCTTTAGGCATTAACTTCTTTGCACCAGGCTTAGCGCCTTGGATTTTAGGCATTGGAACTTTGACACTCTTTGATGGTGCGCGAGAAACTGTAGGCTTTTTAGGTGCTGTATTCTTTTTCATATCCACCTTCTTAGTATTTAATGCCTGCTTAGCAACTTCTTCTTTTGTAATCTTTGGATACATATCTTTAATTTTTGCTTTTGTTGCAGGGTCCATACTTGCTACAATTTTTTTAGCTCTGGTAATTCTTGCAGCGTAAGCCTTTGGATCAATACCAACTTTGTTTGTACCAGTTCCAATTTTTGGCATTACTTCTTTCCTGCCTTCTTAATGATTGGCTTAACAGCTTTCTTTGCTACAGCTTTTGTAGTTGTCTTTTTAACTGCTGGCTTGGCGTACATTTTTTCTGCTGCTTTAGCTGCCTTCTGAACTACGGCTGCGTCAACCTTGTACTTACGACCTGCTGAATAAATAACGCTTTTAATGTTAGCGCGATCCTTTTGAGTTTCAGCTGTGTCCATAGCTGCCATTACTACATCTTGGAACTTGTCTTTTCCTGTTTTGCTGTAAGGACCAGGAACAAAGTTACTTGCACCCATACCTTTAGACATAACACCTTTTGGTCGTTTTGGTAGCGCTGCCATTACTTCTTTCCCTTCTTGATTTCCAATAATCTCTGGGCGGCTTTTGCCTTGCGAATTTCTTCTGCTGTCTTGGCAGACTTAACTGCTCGACGAGTTCCTTCAACAGTTCTAATCTTGTTAAGATTATCTGCTGTGTATGGATTAGCCTTTTTGACTGTTACATTTGATTTAGGTGCAGCAGCTGGCTTTGCGCTCTTTGCTTTCTTAATTGCTGCTGCATCTGATGCCTTGTTAACAGCTTTCTTTTTTGCTGTAGCTTCGTAAGCTTCGCCAGCTTTCTTGCCCTTAATAGCTTTAATAACTTGCTTACCTGCTTTTGTTCCAGCTTTGGTTGCTACAGCACGTGCTGCTGCTCCAATTGCTAGTCCAACTAATGGTGCTGGCATTATTATCTCCTTATTAGATGAATGTACGATCTTTCTCGGCGAGCAATTCATCTATGTTGATAACTGTTCGCTTGCCCTTCTCGTAACGAGAAAGGAATGGGTTTTTTAAGTGGTGGGTCTTGTGCAGTCCTTGGTTGAGCATCTCGCGTGCTCGGATCTCACAGAACCACAAGGCCATCACCATATCGGTTTTGCCTTTAGTAGTTGGTGACCACGTAATCAATTGCTCAATAAGAGCTTTGACATTTTCAGTTTGGTCACTAGGTAAGTGAATAAGATTGTCGCGGTGGTGTTTGCCATCGTGTTGCTTGGTGCCAAACAAAGTTGACATAGAAGCTACACCGAAACCGGAGTCCCACTTGTTAGTTCCAGTATGGTGTTCGCGTAATAGAACGCCACGGCTTGCAAGATTTTGGCGGATGCCTTCGTCTTGTGTTAAGAAAGATTGAAAAGCGTTCTTCTCTACTATCCACTCACTGGGCTGGTAGAGGGAAGTCCAGTCAAAGATTAACTGGCGTATTGCAGCAGGCGTTGGCCTAGTAATCTTAATAGCATCAACGATATAGCGTTTATGTGTAGCCCTATCAACAGCGTAGCAAACGACGGCTGTATCACCAACCATAGCGGGATCAAGACCACAAATAAAAGAAAAGCCGTTAACATCGCGTGGATGGCCTGGGTTACCAGGAACCAAGCGACCTGCTTTACGCATACCATCTATAGAACCTCGCACACATACCGGATCAAAGATGGCATCATCTGAGATATCTTGTTGCTGATAGACCAAAGCCCAGGTACTTGCATCCATAGCTTGGCGTTCGTTGTAAAGGTTGCGACCATTCCATCTAGGGTATAGGCCGTCTTCGTTCAAATCTGATTCTGTCTGTCCATCAAATGGAGCATCACTTGCAGGCCAGAGAGTCTCCCACTTATCAGGGTCATTGTCTGTAGATAGAAGGGCTGGCATCGCAAGGTAGGTCCAAGGGACCAATCCACCTGGGTAGCGGTCTTCGTTACGAAGCTCACGGTATAGGTCAACTGCGGTAACGCGGGTACCTACGATAATCAATTTACCAGTAGGGTTCAAACGAGAGCGCACGTCCTGGGTCAACCAACGAATCTGCTTCTCAAACTCGTTAGCGTTCTTTAATGTCACCGCGTCGTCTACGATAATCATATCAGCACGCTTACCGTAGATCTGACCACCGATACCGACGGCTTCGATGTTCGGGTCCTTTTCAGATGACTCACGTAGCTCATCACCAAAGGTGACACGGGTTGCTTGCCAGGAGGCTGACTTAGAGTTAAACCCTACGCCAGCAGCGTAAGCCTGTTGGAGTGCTTCATAATTTGGATGAGTCAGGCGTTGCTTGATGGCGTAGAGAAAGTCTGCAGCTAACTGCTGAGTCTGAGATACGATGAGTACTCTAAAGTTAGGGTTCTGACAAACCTGCCAAGTGACGTAATCAATCGTCACGGTCATAGACTTGGCGTGGTTTGGCGGTATGTTCAAAAGGATACGGTTGTTAGCCAGACCCTTTTCGTACTTCATTGAAGGATGGAGCCAGCCAGGTTCGCGGCCTTCTATTACATCAATCAAGTTCTGCTGATGTGGAAAGGTGCGGGAGTGTAGGTACTTCTGGCGGAACTCTGCAAAGGTTAAGTCGTGGACATCGGATGCTGCAAAGCTCTTGTCCTTCAGCCCTAGGCGGGTTCGGTCAACCTTGTCTGTAAAAATCTTATCGGTACGACGGTAGTACTCGTAGGTCTTAATGGATTTACCAGCCGAGGCACAAGCCTGCTCGATGGTCATACCCTCTGCTACACAGCCAAGGATAATACGCTTGGCGATATCTGCTGAGTTATCAGCCATCGTACTCCTTTAATAGTGTCAGTAGGAACCAGTCCTGACCGAGCGACTGACAGCGCCGTGTAGGTGCTCTCCTAGTTGAGCCTACATACCTCGGTTACGAGATGTCACACTTCTAAAATGGGCCGGAATCGGATCGTATCTTCACGAGGCGCAAGGCCTCGGGCGGAATCAGAGATTCCTTATACTAGGCGAGGAAGGTTTCATCTACTAGTAGATAGACCTATCCCCACTAAAAGTACTGGGCAGATCGGGCTTAACGCCCGAAGGAGCTACAGCGAACTGAGGGGTAAGTCAGTGCTCGGCCTAGGGGGCCTCGCAAGAGGCCAAACCGTTACTGCTCAGGGTCTTTCCTATTAAAGCCCCTTACTATATATAAGGCAGGAAATTTAACGCATTTCTCGTTTTTAGAATGTGAACTACATCACAGTAATAAAAGCCCAGGTCAGAGGCTATATTTGCAGCTTTCACTTTAGGAAATATATTTTGTTGGGGAGTATATACCACCGTGCAAAAGAATTCAGCATAGGGGGGTGACCGGTCAGGGCTTTTGAGCCTACCCACCCCCTGACTAGTCGCTGTATGGTCTGACCGCTGGCATTGGTTAAGCCGAAAGGTGTGCGGTTACTACTACCTCGGCGGGCAAGGTCGAGGGCTGAGGGCTAAGCATTGATTAAGCAATGGCAGACAGACAGACCAGCCAACCCACTCAACCCGACCACCTTGCCCCGACCTGGTGACAGATCAGCCCCGACCTGGTGACCGATCTACTAGACCAGCGACCCCAACCAATGACCCAACGACGACCACCAACCGAGGCAATTCGGTGGCACTTACCCACCCCGAAAAGGTCACGAACTAGCCCCAGCCCTGACCCTTTCACGCTGGGCTGGATCTATTAGCGACCCCGCAGCTGGGGCAACGAGGCAACGAACTCAGCGCAAAACGACCCCGAAACCCACCCAAAAAGAGGGAAAAGAAACCCCACGAAATGGGGGAGACTCCCGGCTTTTTCCTGTACTCTTTTCCTAGTGGATCACCCGACCCGATCCGCGAAAGGGTAAAAAATGTTAGAACAAAAGAAAATGCCTCTCGTTGTTGGTTGCTTAAATTGCAGCTTTAGAACAGAGGACGAAAACGAAATGAAAATGTTTGATCTCAATGGTTGCCCAATCTGTCCAAAAGAAATTCGCTCAATCTTTATTGAGTGCCGAGAGTGGTTCGACAAGGTGAACGGCAATTCTTATTTCTCCGCCCGTATCTGGGTTAATGGTGGACAGGTTGCAATTATCCCTTTTTCTTATGGTTACGGAGATTTCTACATCTACGAGGCGCAAAAGAAACTTTTAGAGTTGGGCTATCTGCCACAAGAAAACAAAAACAATAGTTTGTTCACTATCTCGCAACTAATGGGATTTGATTTCTATTCTGCAAAAACAATCACGAAGAAAAACGAGATGTTTAAGCACTACGCGAACTATCAAGAAAGAAAGGCGGGCAACTAATGACTCAATGCGTAACGCTTAAATGTGACAATGCAGAAATGACAGATCAAGAAAGAGAAACCCAATTCCTCGCGGGTTGGGTTGGTGTCTCAATGTGGGAGCACATCTGCCAAAATTGTTTTGACCAACTAAAGGAGGAACGCTAAAAATGAAATGCCAACTCTGTGCCAATGAAATAAAAGATCTGCAAAATGCTCGTGTGGTTCTCCCGTGGGGCGAAACCTGTGCCGATTGTATGAACGAGATCGAAAAAAACTAAAGATCGAAACCCCGCAAGGGGTCGCGGTGTGAGTCACCGCCTGACGAGATCAGATACAGAAAAGGGGTTCAGATGTTAAAGCGAACAGAGGAAATAGACGGAACAAGCCTCCGCGGGGAGATCGTTACCACCCGCGCAGAACTCACCGCGGTATTGGGTGAACCAATGACCTACGAGGAGGGCGGAAAAGTAACGATTGAGTGGGGCGTACGCCTCGGCTCAACTGTTGCAACTGTCTACGATTGGAAACGATACGAGGAGGGAACGCCTACCGATCACGAGGCGTATTCCTACCACATAGGAGGACACGACGAAAAAGCCCTAACCCTCATTGAGTCACTAGTGACCCTCTCCCGTCGGTTGGCTGACTAGTGCGTTACCTAACGCCCCGCGGTTGGTTTGTCCTCGGCGTTGCCTCGGCTCTGGCGGTTTGGGGTCTGGTTCTGGTGTCTGCCTGTCTCTGGTGGGTAGGGATTGACTCCCCAAAAGCTGAATTTTTGGGGTGGTGTTGGGGATCAATGGCGGATTGTGTAGAACTTTAGAGGCGAACTATCACCCACCGAGAGTCGGGCGGTGGGTGGTGGTCTGCAGCTGAAAACAGGGGCAGAAAAACTCAGGCGAACGCCTGTTTACAAAAAAGGGAGAAAGTGTAATGACAGTAACGAAAGTAAAAAGCAACGGGGCTTATGTCCTGTCGGATCTAGTAGGCACAGGCGCGGGAGAGTATCTGTTCACCCGCACTTATTACGGCTACACATTGGCACAGGCTAAGGCGCAATTTAAGATCGAACTAAAGGAGGCTAAGTAATGGACACAATGGACATACTACGCGCCCTAAGTAATGAGGCGAGAGAGTGCGAACTATGCGGATCTGGCAGCTGGCGCATACTACACGCGGGAGACGAGAGTAATTGCGAGTGCGAGGGAGAGTGCTTGCGTGTATGCGATAACCCGTTGATAGAGGACGGGTGCGACGGAGTAGCAATTTTAATTCAGGGAGAGTGCGATAAATGCGCTACCCCTTACGACCTATCAAGCAGAGATAACCGCTGCGGGGATTGCGGTAATTGCGATACCTGTTGCACACACGAGGGAGAGGCAGAGTAATGACAGTATTTAAGACACTAAAAGAGGCTATTGACTCTATCGGCTATGGCTTATGTTCACTATGCAAGGCAGAACACGAATTTCCAGATGTTAAATGCGATCTAATGGACGGGAAAGAGGGAAAGTAATGAAAGTAACCTGTACAGAAAAAGAGATCACGGGTTTTCATAAGACCCTAGAAATCGAACACGAGGGAAAGACATACAAAGCTGAATTGCAATACGACCAATACTCAGGCTATGAGGTTCGTTTTTACAATGAACAGGGAGAGTGGGTGGAAATGCCGGAGTGGGCAGACCTATTCGATAACGCAGAACGCTCACTAGATTACACGCTAGATAACGCCAGCGGTATGTGGGAGTTCTGCCCTGCTATTCCTAACGAAATGGAGGTAGCCGTATGATCGAATTAAGCGAGACAATCTTTCGCCTGAGTATCCGTGAGTATGAAGATAAAGAAAGCGAAAGCCAGAGGGCGTGGATTGTAGACCTACTAGACACCAGCGGTAATTGCATAATTGAGGGGGCGGGCATAGCCGGTACTTTAATGGCAGCTATGGGAGAAGCGGGTAAGGCTATTACCTTACATCTGGCTAATGAGTGGCTAATGCAAGGGGCAGACCTATGAGCTACGACATCAATAATAATTGTGTGAATTGTGACCAATACAGGTACGACCAGCACAAAAAGAGTTGCGAATACTATGTAAAAGAGACTTATTTAGAGTTCATCAAAAGGATAAAGGAGGTAGCAAAATGAACTACAACTACCGCGTTACTTTCGTAACCGATTACCTAACGATCACCACCAATGTATGCCTAGAGTTAGACGACACCACGGGAAACCTAAGTGATGAGGCTTATGGACGGGCTGCGGTCAAGGGTATGAATAACATAGAGGACGAGATCGGCAAGATAGACGAGACGATCATCAATGACATAACTGTCACCCTAATACTAGATGATGAGGAGGTAGAACTAAATGAAGGATAGATACTTAGTAACGCTAGAAATTGAGACTTACGACGGAGATCCGCGTTGGTGGGATTGGGAGAAACTGTCTACGGGTGAAGATGTAATCAAGATAATCAGCAGCGACTTTAAGGGTCGCGTATTTCCAGAAGAGGGAGAGAGTAATGAGTAAGTGGGAGATGAAAGAAGATAGTGAAGTATCGTGGTGGCATTGTGGTCGTGCGGGTTATTGGGAAGGGCAAGATGTCTATTGCTCTAAGTGTCAGACTAAGTTAGAGGAGGTTGCATAATGAATAGAGAATACTTAGAGGCTAAGGTAGACCTATGCCTCAATCAAGCTGAGATAGATCTACAACAGGAGGAGATAGCCAGAGCTATCGCTAATCTACGAAGGGCTAACTCAGCCCTAACTCAGTTATTTGGGTTTGAGGAGGAGGAGGATCAATGAGCGCACCTTACGCACTACCATACTGTGAAGTATGCGAACAGTATAACTTTACCTGTGAGGATTGCGGGCTATGTAAAGAGTGTGACGATTGCAAGGAGGGCAAAGATGACTAGAGAGTTTATTACTAAAGCGCACTATCCAGATGATAGAGAGCCTCGCGTGCTAGAGGACGGCACTAGATTTATGGGAGATGGCAACATTTACACCATACACCCTAAAAAATCTGAGTTGATCCTGTTATACGAGGTAGTAGACGAGAGCGGGAGAGCAGAGTGGGGCGGGGCTAATGCTGAGCAGGCTATTCAATGGCTGACTCTTGCACCCGCTAATGCTCGCCTGTTGGTAAGTGCGTGGGATAGTGATGAGGAAGATGCTCATTTAGTAGGGCAGAGTATAGACATAACAGAGATTATTAAACGGGCAAGGGAGATAGGTAGATGAGCTTAGTGTTAGGGGTAATAGTGGTAATGCTGGTAGCCTATGTGCTTATAGTGTGGGAGGACAAACTTAATGACTGATGAGGTCAAGAGAAGGCTGGAAACTGCTAGCCGCAAGGCGGTAAGAGATCGTAATTACAGACGGGCGAGAGACAGAGCTTTGGCTCGCCTTGCTCATCTATACCCTGATACCTATAAGCAACTGCTCGAAATGGAGAAGAAACAAGATGAGTTACAAGGCAAAAAGTGGATTAGTATTGACGGCACTACTGTTCTTACTGTGGGCGTACACACACGAGCCACAGGTGCAGACGATCTTGCATACGCCAGTAATGCAGGAGAGAACGAAGGCAACAATGGAGGAGAAGCGTGAAAACAAGGCACTTACAGTTAGTTACGCACGAGCACTCGGTTACAATCAAGACCAAATCAGATGTCTTGTCACCCTATGGACCCGTGAGTCCCGCTTCGACCACCTTGCTCGCCCAAGAGACGCTGAGGGCAAACCAAGAAGCTCGGCTTTTGGAATTGCTCAACTCCTTAGAGAGCGTAGTGGACAACCTGAACTTCAAGTCCTTCACGGTTTACGATACCTTAATCACCGCTATGGAGGGAGTGCGTGTCGCGCTCTCAGCCACTCCGATAGACGAGGCTGGTACTGATGCTGACCGGAGTTAGTTTATTTGCAGGTATTGGAGGCTTTGATCTTGCTATGCAACGACAAGGAGTAAAGGTAGTAGCCTCGGTTGAGATAGATAAGAAGTGTAATCAGGTATTGGCGCAGCACTTTCCTGATGCT